AAAGATATTGATCGGCTTCGGCTGCCATGTGACAGGTATCACCGACCCGTTCAGTGCCGGCGAGTTGCCCGAAAGTTTTGGCCCGGCGATGGCGGGGATGCAGAACTGGGAGCCGAAGCGGCTGGAAGATTGGGTGTGGGCAAATTCTCCGGCCGGAATGGGCTCGGACTTCCAACAGCGCGTCCGCCAACTCAAGGGGGAACACATCCCGGCCGATCCGCCGCCCGGTGCGGCGCAGCCTGATCTGCCGCCGAGTGCAGCATGGGAATATGGGTTGATCAGAAAGAGCGGTGAACTGATGCCGTGCCTGGCGAACGTGCATGACATTCTGGCTAATGCGCCGGAGTGGAAAGGCGTGATCGCATTCGATGAGTTCGCGCAGCGGGTCGTCAAGCTCAGGGCTCCTTCGTATCAAGGGGGTGCGGCTGGCGAGTGGGAGGCGACCGACGATTCGCTCACCGCGATGGAGCTGTCGCGCGGCTACAGGTTCGCGCCTTCTTCACAGTTGATAGCCGAGTCCATTGAGGTGATCGCCAGGGCAAACGGATTTCATCCGGTGCGACGCTGGCTGCGCGGGCTGAAGTGGGATGGCGTCACCCGGGTGGAGGACTGGCTGGCTGACTTTTTGGGTGTTGAGAAGACGCCTTATTCCATACGTGTCGCGCGCTGGTATTTGCTGGGGATCATCGCGCGCGTGATGAGGCCGGGGGTCAAGTTTGACTACTGCCTGGTGCTTGAGGGTAAGCAGGGATTAATGAAGAGTAGCGCGTTCGCCGCGCTCGCCGGAGAGTGGTTTAGCGATGCGGACATCAACCTGGACAACAAGGATTCGATGAGTGCCATGCGCGGCAAATTGATTCACGAATTTGCGGAGCTGGGATCATTGGCCAAGCATGAGGCCAGCAAGCAGAAGAGTTTTATTTCCCGGCAGATCGATGAGTATCGTCCGGTGTATGGGCGTCGCGAAATCCGTTGCCCGCGCCAGATTGTTTTCGGCGGCACAACAAACGAGGAGTGGGACTGGAACAAGGACCCGACCGGAGGGCGGCGCTTCTGGCCCGTCTCGGTTAAAAGCGAAGTGAACATCGATGGGCTCAAGGCTGTGCGCGATCAGCTGTTCGCCGAGGCGCTGGTGCTATTCGATTCTGGTGGTAAATACTGGCCTGACGCGCAAGAGCAGCGCGAGATATTCGACCTGGAGCAGTTCAAGCGCGAGCAGCAGGATTCGCTGATCGATGCGCTGCACGATTGGGTGTTCAGCCAGAGCAATGATTTCTCCATCGCCACCGCCGCGATGGATGGGCTCGGGCTGGATGCGTCGAAGTTGACGCGAGATCTGCAAACGAGAATCGGTATTTCCTTGCGCAAGCTGGGATGCACGAAGGTGGAAAAACGCAACGGTATGACTCGCTTTTGGTACAAGCCGCCACAGAAAACGGCAACGTCGAACAGCAGCACACCCGCGCCAAAACCGGAGGACGACGATGAGCCGTATTAGTCCAAAGGTGTGGAAGGTATGGCACAGGTATGGAAGCCTGCAAGCCGCGCCGTTATTGAGGGTTCCATACCTTCCATACCTTCCACACCTAACCCCCCACATGCGAGCGGGCGCGCACCCGCGCATATACGCGCGCGCACGCAACACAATTTACCTATGGAAGGTATGGAAGGTATGGAGAGAGCAATACCAGCAAGGGTTGCAGGCTTCCATACCTCTGCCACACCTCGGAAAAGTCTGGAAATGAGCGGCGCAACGATCAACATCCGCAACAACTTCCCCGCCGTCGCTGCCAAGCTGGATCGGGTGGCTGAAGATATCGGCCACAAAGCCATGGTGCGCGCCCTCAATACCACGGTCGAGCAGGGCAAGATTCAAATGGCCCGGCAGATCAGCCAGGAGTTCCGCATCTCGGTCAGTGCAGCCAAGGATCGATTGGCTGTTCGGCGTGCTTCTGTGCGCGGCGGTTTGCTGCGCTTCCAGGCATTCCTCGAAGCGACCCGCAAAGGCAAGGGCCGCTCGATGAACATGCGCCCGTTCGTGACAGGAAGCAGGGTGAGCAGGGCATCAGCCAAGCGGCAGGGTAATGTCGCCCTTGCTGGGCAGCTACAACTCCAGATAAAGCGCGGCGGCGGTAGGAAGGTGATCCCCGGTGCATTCATCGGCAACGATGGACGGACGCTGTTCATCCGGACAGGGAAAGGGCGGCTGCCGATCAAGGCGCTCAGCACAATCGACGTACCACAAATGTTCAACACAAAGCGCATCAACAGCGTGGTGGTGGATGTGATGCTTAAGAGATTCGATGCGAACTTCCATCGCGAATTGAACGTGATACTCAAGGGGTTCGCACGATGATCAACGCTCCCACCCTTTCAAAGGTACTCCCCCAGCCAAACTACACACGGCGCGAAACGATCTCGGAAAATCGCCAGTTATCTAATCACATAAGGGGGTTCCGGTTTGAATACTAAAGGAAAGATGAATATGAATCATCAGGTTAAGTTGATGCAGATTGAAGAATTATTACCCTACTCACGAAACCCGAACACGCATCCTGACGCGCAGATTGCGGGGTTGGCGGCGAGCATTGACGAGTTTGGAATGGCCGGTGCGCTGGTGGTGCGGGACGGGGTGATCGGCAAGGGGCACGGCACGCTGGAGGCGATAAAGAAACTCTACGCGGCGGGCAAGCGGCTGTATCCGCCGCCCGGAAAGGCGCAAGGGGCAGAGCCTTACCCGGCTGGCGTGGTGCCCGTGCTGGACGCATCCGGCTGGTCTGACGCGCAGTTCCGCGCCTTCGTGATCGCCGACAACAACCTCGGCAGGATGAGTGTGGTGGATAACGAACTGCTCAAGATTGAGATCGGCGATTTGAACGAGCAGGGATTCGATCTCGGCCTGATGGGTTTCGACCAGGCCGCCATCGACGCGCTGCTGGCCAGCGCCGGAACGGATGGGCAAACCGACCCGGACGCCACACCGGAAGTGCAGGCGCAGGTGATCAGCAAGCCCGGCGACGTATGGGTGATGGGCAAGCACCGCATCATCTGCGGCAGCAGCACGGATGCCGACACTGTAGAGAAGGTGCTGAACGGCGTGCAGCCGCACCTGATGGTCACCGATCCGCCGTATGGGGTTGAGTACGATGCGGACTGGCGGAATCACAGACTTCGTGCCCACGGCTCGCCCGTGGCCGGTCGTGCCGTGGGTAAAGTGCTGAATGACGACAACGTCGACTGGCGCGAAGCCTGGGCGCTGTTCCCAGGCGATGTTGCTTACGTCTGGCACGCCGGAAGCAAGGCGCACATCGTCGCAGAAAGCCTGCTGTCTTGCGGCCTTGAAATCCGCGCGCAGGTGATCTGGAACAAAAGCAACTTCTCCATCAGCCGTGGGCACTACCACCCAAAGCACGAACCATGCTGGTACGCCGTGCGCAAGGGCGGCACCGGGCACTGGTCTGGCGACCGCAAGCAGTCCACTGTTTGGGATATTCCGAAAAACCAGAAATCCGAAACCGGACACTCCACGCAAAAACCCGTCGAGTGCATGAAGCGCCCAATCGAAAACAACAGCAGCCCAGGCCAAGCAGTGTACGAGCCATTCAGCGGCAGCGGCACCACGATCATCGCAGCCGAGCAGACCGGGCGCTGCTGCTACGCCATCGAACTCGTCCCGGCCTATGTCGACGTCGCCGTGCGCCGCTGGCAAGAATTCACCGGGGGGTGTGCAGCGCTGGAAGGCGACGGGCGCAGCTTCGCCGAGATTGCGGCGGCGGGTCGCGGGTGAATTAAACCATGACCACATCCACCCAAGCCGAATTCGCCGCCCTCATCGGGCGAAACAAATCCCACGTCACGTAGCGCCCGCGCCTCGGCGCGGGCGAGGATTGAAACCGCTGCCTGCGCTGCCTGATAGTCCGCTAGCGCCTGTAGCGCCCGCGCCTCGGCGCGGGCGAGG